TAGGCTGGGTCGTAGTCACACTGACTGGAGTAAAGAAGTCCATAGTCAGGGCAGCGATAGTGCCAGCCGTGTAGTTATCTTGCTGAAGATCTAAAGTTAGCTCATCGACACGAACCACAGTGTCCTTACGAGATGCAATAAAAGCCTTTGCATAATCTAGGGCTTCTGCGTCTGTCTCCATGAGTAAGCCTGATTGGTTATAGCTGTGAGTAAAGAACTTAGCGATAGAAGCGGCATCTGATGCAGTCTGGACTGATCCACCTGTGCGAGTAATGGTTGCTAGGTTATAAATCTGGGTGTCATCAAAGACCCACTTGACATCAAAGTAACCAATCGCTGTGCCATCATCCTTAAACACTACTGGAGTGCCAGCAACAGATGAGACAGTTAAATCTCTATCTTGGAAGGCTACGCGTCCTGTGTGATCCATGTAGATCGCGCCGTACTCTGTGGTAGCACAAGTCTGTAAAGCTGCTAGGGCTGTGCGCTGTGTTGCTGGATCTGCTTGGACTGTAGTCAATCCTGTGTCTATGTCGCGCAGGGCAGAAGGGAAGCCAATAGTGTCTAGAATCTTGCCAATGCGAGTTCCTGTAGTCTCACCTGCAACTGCTCCAGTCACACCAAAGAACTGAGCGTTCTGGAATAGACGGAAGCCATCGACTGCCGTAACTGTCGTATAGACAATGTCACCATTGAACTTAGGTGTAGAAGTGTTATAGCCAGTTATGTACCCTGCAAAGATTGGGTAAGTTACTCCTGAGTAGGTTGCAGTAATAGTCATCTTACGCATTGGATTCAAGTAAGTGTAATAAGGCGATGATGTGTTCTGTGGATTAAAATCGCCATTCTGATCTAAGATGCGGATTGAAGCTGTGCCTGTCTGAAACTGCTCAGATGAGATGTTGCGACCTCTGTTAGTCTGAACACTATCTAAAAGATTAGATACATCCACAATAAGGCTAGAAGCAGAATCCGATAAAACATCTGCGCCACCTAACTCAGATGTGCCAATGATAAAGGGATACCCAAAACTAGCACCTGTTGAGAAGTCAATGATTACATTGATGACTGGTCTGGTCACAGAGACCCAGCCTGAGTAAGTGCGTCACCTCTACGGTTTAACCTAATAATTCCATCTTGAATCAAGTTAGTAAGTTCATCAGGGTTAGCAATGGTATTGGCTTGAATAGTAATGTTGATGTCACGGTCACGCGAACCGACTGCGCCTGAACTAAAGAGTGAGCCGCCTTCTGCCATGCGGAATGATCCAGCATTAAACGGATTTATTGCACCACCTGCATAAAGGTTAGCCAAGGCATTGAAAGCACCTACATCATCCATAGCCTGAAAACTGTTAGCGATTCCATCTGTCAAGATCGTGAACTCTTTGAGGTTTGAGCCAATGCCTGTAAGCACCTCTGTAATAGCAACAGGGCTTGAAACTGCTGAAGGCACTGAAGTCGTATTACCTGCGTTGGGTTTTGTAGGGACAAGAGTCTTAGTACCTTGCAGGGCTAGTAATTCTATCATTTTAGCAATAGCCGCATCTAGGTTAGCCAGATTGATTAAATCTTTTGGCTTTAGACTTTCAAGGATTGACTTGATGTCTTGAAGTTTTAGATTTTGACCAGATAGTGCGCCAAGCACTTTGAGATCTGCATTGAGTTTAGCCGTAGCCGCTACAATGGCTTGCTCATCCTTAGCAGCAATAGCATCTTCTAAGGCAAGGATTGACTGCTTAACATTGAGGCGAGCAGTATCGTTAGCAATTTGCAAAACCTGAGCAGATGATGTTGCCTTGCCTAGTTGCTCAGCCTGATTTGTAAGAGCTGCTGCAATCTGGATCTTGTCCATGTCAAAGACTTCATTGCCCTTGTTAAGTGCAAGGTTAGCTTTATCAATGGCGTTTTGTAATTGCTTATCTTTTAAGATCTTTTTTTGATTAGCCGCTTGTTCTTTTGTCAGCTTTGTAATAGCTGTAGCGTTCTTCTTGGCAATCGCATCTGCTCGCTGTGTGTCCTGTGAGGACTTAGTCAGAGAAACATTCCCCATGCCCTTAAAACCACCGGCAGGGTTATTCATTACAAAGAAGTTCTTAGGATCAAACAAAGATTTAGTAATTGCGATGAACTTACCAGTCTCGCGTGTAAGGCTTGCAAATGCATCGGCTATCTTTCCGATACCGTTAATAATTGGATCGATGGTGCTAGAACCTGAGGCATTTTTTAGAGCATCAACAAAGCCCTTGCCAATAGTCTCCTTAGCGTTATTGACTGCAACCTGTAACTTAGCAATTTCTCCTGCGTAGGTGTTAGCGGCAACGACTGACTGTCCTGCAAACAAAACATTAAGGCGTTGTTGAATCTCCTCGAATGATGATGAAGTTAGTTCTGCTTTGCTAAGCCCTACACCTAAGCGACCAAGAGCTTGGTTCTGACCTAGATAAGCCTTCTGAAGGCTCTGTGAAACCTGAGTGAGACTCTTGCCTGTACCTGCTGAGATGTCTAAAGCAAGATTAAGTAATTCCTGTGATTTAGTAACTGACAAAGTGGCGCGAAGGAATCGATCCATTGCAGGACGGAGTTCATCGTCAAGCACACCTGTTTGTTGTTCTAATCGTGAGATGTAGCCATTGATTGTTCCGGCGTTACTTCCATAAGCTAAACCAAGATTGTTGAGTGTCTGTCCTAATGCTCTAGCTGCTTTGTCATCTTCTGCAAAAGCCCTTACTGCTAGACCTGCTCCGCGAACTCCAAACGCTAAACCAAAAGCCCCAGCGAGAGTTTTAACACTTTTAGTTAGTTTAGCGGTTGCAGTATCGGCTTGCTTAAAAGCTCTTTTGCCTAGAAACTCTGCCGCAATATTGATTGCTACATTACTCACGCGGCTCTCCTGACATCTACAATGGCTGTACGACGATTAAACTTTGCTGTGGTGTTTTCAATAGACTTAAACACCGCTGCGTTGGCTTTGCCTTGAGTCTTTTCCCATGCTCTAAAGATTAAGCGACCCATCATTCGATGGTCGCCTTTTTTATTAGGACCGTATAACTGACCTAAATTAGAAATAAACTGATTGCCAGCATAAGGGTTATTGGATCTAGATACACCCTTAGATGCGCCACCTGCGCGAGGTCCAACCCAATCCTGACCTTGACCATTCTTGCGACCAGCAGTCTCAAAGATTGCACCTTGCATAGATTTATTCTGGATGCGTATAACATTTACAAACCCTGCTCGGTTAGGTTTAGAAGGTGTCGTCTTATATACAATGTTTCGACGGATCTCAGCTGCGTCATATTTAGGAAAGCGACCGCCCCTAGATGTCTCAGTTTTGCGCCATCCAGACATCGGTGATGCCAATGGAACATAAGATCGAGCCTCGTTGGTAATTGGCTTTAGTACCAAGCCCAATTCTTTTGTTAATTCTTTTGCTAAGTCTGGAGCATATTGCTTTAAGGCTTTACGAAGTGAGACCGCGCCTACTACCTCTGTTGGCATCGCTCACCTCTTTCGCTTCATCTTTAAGCCCTTGCACTAGTGCATCAAGCATAGTCTTATCTAATTCTAATAAGTGCTGTGGCGCGATTCCCAACCTAATGCTTAGCCTAGCAATTAGATAGGTGAATGGAAGATCGCGCTTTAAGCTAAAGGGTCGGAGTCCTCGACAGAGACAGATTTAAGTGTCTCAATAAACTCCATTCCATAAGGCTTAACAGTTTCACCTGACCTGCGAGTGACTTCCCATGCCAACCAATAAACATCCGACTGCTTTTCCTCATCGCGGAAAGCCTTGTGAAAACCCTTTTTAGCGTATTGCTCAAAGGCGTACTCCACTGCTGGAGTGATCTCGCCTTCTAATACGCTTCCATCTGTACGAACTATCTTTAGTTTTGCCATGATTAGCCCCTTAATTTAATTGTTTAGAATGTACCTGTTGTAGCCACTGCAACTGTTGAGTTAGCAGTGAATGTGATTGACTGTGTGCCAATGTCACCAACAGCACCATTGATGTCTGTAGTGTTATTGACTAGCAATGAAACAGTGTAAAGAGGATTAGTAGCCGAGACTGCTGTTCCCTTTGTCTGTAGAAATACAGCTGTGACTGTAGTTCCCCACGCAGCTTGCAGTGTTGCTAGAACATTTGCTGCTGCTGTGTCGTTAAGGAAGTCAATAGTTACAGTAGATGATTCCAAGCCTTTTACGAACTTGTGTGATGAGTCACCCATTGCTGTTACTTCGAGTTCATCAAATACGCGGTTGATTGTTACTGCTGTGGCATGGTCAGAAAGATCAACAGAGTTAATCTTAACGCCGACCTGATTGTTTAGAAATACAGCCATTAGGATTATTCCTCGTCTTTCTTAGTAGGTGCTGGCTTTGGTGCGGTTGGTGCTACCTGCCCGATTTTGATCAGGAAGGCTTCGTTTTCTTTTTCCCACTCGGACATATTAACTCCAACTCGTAAGGATTGATACGGACATCTCACTTGACAACAGTTCGCCTGATGCCACATTGAGAATACTTGGTGCGCTTATTGCGCTTACATTATAGACCAGAGATGATGCTGCGAGTTTAGCAAACACGCCACAGACGGTATCTTCAATGCCGTTAAGGTTGCCCTCATTGTCAAACAATGGCACTGTCATAATGATCTTAAAGTTAGCCATTGGACTAATTGTAATGTGCTGGTTATTGCTAGGTGTTAGATAAGGATCATCTGGGGAAACAATAACAGAGTTAGCCAAAACCGTTGCAGGTGGAAATGCAAAAGTCTGCCACTTTGAGTTATCGACCAGAGCAGTAGCTAGTGTCGTTCGAAGTGTTGTTATCGCTACCGGTGGCATTATCCCACCATCGATGTAGGCGCAAGCGCGTGCGCGATCAATCCTCTTACCTTAGCGAGTAGCTGTGCGCTCATTCGATAAGGTGAGGGCTGGAAATCGACTGCATTAGAACCTGAGAGTGTCGCGGTTCTTGCTTGCCAGATCTCAACAGCGATCATCAAAGCTGCTTGCTGGACTGCCATGTCTACTGTCCAGTCTGTGTAAGTCTCTGCTGTTACTGTGCCGAAAGGTTCAATAGGGTGCTTAGGCTGTGCAACTGTGTGAGTCGTAGTAACTGAAATAGAATATTCGCCAACAGTCAGGACAGTCTTAGATCCGTTGTATTTAGTACCAGCATTAGCGATAGTTAAAACTTGCCCTACATAAAAGATGTCTGTTACAGGAATGTCAAAGTAAAGAGTACCCACATTTACGATGTTGCTATGTGCTACTGCAAACCATTGTGGCTTCCATAGCATAGGAAGTAGGACTGCATCTGATGCGTCACACACTTCCTGAAGGGTCGCGTCAGGATACAGGGTGCCAACGCCAAGCGTGCTTCTCAACTCGCTTACTGTCGTGAGTGCCATTCCTATTCCTTTCTAAAGACTCTAGGGAGTCAGAGGGCTACTGACCCCCTAGAGCGACTTAGTAACCTATTAAGTAAGGTTGAACTTGCGAACGCCCTTACCTGACTTAGCAAGATAGACTGCTAGGTATCCGTAAAGGTTGATTTCGATTTCGCCTGTTGTCAATACATTGACGCGAAGCTGTGTCTGTGGTGATTCCCACACATAGACTGAAGATGGAGCAACCAAGTATGCCGAATCATCGACTATGCCTGATGTTGTGATGTTGTGATCCACGATCAAGTCAGTTCCAAGAACATTTCCACGAACAGATGTTGCTACTGCATTACCTGCTGCGTTGTATGTTGCACCTTGTGCTGAGTAAAGTGCGCGACCTGTTGTGTCTGCGTAGCCTGTGATTGCAGCCCATTGATCTGTCGAAGCGACTAGCTTATTAGCGAAGTCTCCGCCAGTACCCTTGTATGCTGCTGCACCTTCTACAGATACGAATGACTGTAGTCCTGCTGCTGTTGCTGCTGTTGCTGTGGCTGTTGTACCTGAACCAAAAAACTCTGCTAGAAGTGCTGCATCTGTTGCCTTT